AGACGCAGTTAAGTTTGTGGGAGATGATAACGAGGAATCTTTTGTTCCCATCATCCGGTACGTTATGAAAAACAAAGAGAACCACACAATAGATGCTGGCTTTACTCTCAGAACCGGAGCAATTTTGGAGTCTATAGATGATGTTTCTAGATTTGTAAACACCGTCGTGGGTGTTAGATTTTTTGCTGTAGATGTAAGTGCTCTAGGTACAATCTACAACGAAAAGATGGAATCCCTTCAAGATGTGGATTGGAATGACATCATAGCCAAATCAAAAGAACTCTCGGATTACGAACCCAAAGAAAAACAATATCTGCATTAATTTGCATCTCAAAAGGGAAGGACCCGCAACGGTCCTTCCGCATCATTACAATAAAGGAAAAACAATGACGGAAATCGGAACCACCACTAAATTTCAAACCGAATTTAGCCAAGAGGTTTGGGAAAATACCTATAAGCACCACACAGATAACACGATAGATGACACCTTTAGACGAGTAGCCAGAGACATTGCTTCTGCAGAGGAAACCGAGGAAAAGAAGAGAGAGTGGGAAGACAAGTTCTATGAAGCCATGAGCGGCTTCAAGGTGATTCCCGGTGGTCGCATCATGGCGAATGCTGGCACTGGTTGGGAAGGCACGACGATGATGAATTGCTACGTCGGTCCTTTACCGGAACGAGATTTGGACTCGATTGATGGGATCTATCAGGTGCTTGTTGATCAAGCCAACACACTAAAATCCGAGGGTGGTTGGGGTATGGACTTCAGCTGGATCCGCCCGCGCGGGGCGTTCATCGGTGGCATTGGTGTCGAGTCTCCAGGCTCTATCCGTTTTATGGAGTTGTTTGACAAAAGCTCCGACATCATCACATCCGGTAGCGGAAAAAAGTCTACCAATGGAACCGCAAAGAAGAAGATCCGCAAGGGTGCTATGATGGCAACTCTATCGGTGACCCATCCAGACATCATCGAGTTCATTACAGCGAAGCAAACGCAGGGTCGCTTGGCCAAGTTTAATATGTCTGTAAACTGCACAGATGACTTTATGGCTTTGGTGAACATTGGAGACCCGGATGCGGACTGGAACCTAGAATTCCCTGACACCAAGCACCCAAAATACAAGACAGAGTGGCGAGGAAACATCAAGGCATGGAAGGCAAAGGGATACGAGACAATCGTCCACAACACCGTCAAGGTACAGTGGCTCTGGAATCTCATCATGGAATCCACCTATAACCGCAACGAGCCAGGAGTCCTATTCCTCGATCGAGCAAATGCCTTCAATCCTCTGTCGTATGCAGAGTACATCCTCAGCACAAATCCGTGCGGCGAACAGACCCTGGCAGAAGGCGGCGTCTGCGACTTAGGAACAACCAACCTGACGCAATTTGTTCGCCCGGACCGTAAGGGATTTGACATTCCTCGTCTGACTGAGGCGGTGAAGATTCTGGTTCGCTTCCTGGATAACGTAAACAGCAGAAGCCGGGCGCCGTTGCCGCAATATGAAGCATCCATGCAGAACAAGCGTCGCGTTGGTTGCGGCGTTATGGGTTACGCATCCGCTCTGTTTATGATGAAAGTTCGCTTTGGTTCTCCAGAGGCAGCAGCAATCCGAGATGAAATGATTCAGGCTTACGCCCGCGCCGCGTATGAGGCATCTATTGACTTGGCTATCGAGAAGGGTCCGTTTAAATTCTGTGTTCCAATACAACACGCAGAGGGTCTATTCATTAGCCAGCTGGGTCTTAGCGAAGAGTACATGGCGAAGCTTCGTACGTACGGCATCCGAAACAGCGCACTTCTGAGCGAGCAGCCAAACGGCAACTCATCGATCTTTGCTAACATCGTTTCTGGTGGTATCGAGCCAATCTTCATGCCAGAATATGTTCGTACTGCGGGCGTTGTTCATGTGCCTGATCATCTGTTGGCGGTAACTCCAAAGTATTCTGAAGGTGTATTTGAAGAAACATCCTTCTTCAAATGGAGCAAGGAGGGAGACGAAGACATTCTTAAGGGAACCGACACAGACGGAGTAGTCTATAAGATCGATAGGAATCGAGGCATGACTAAGGAAGTTCTCTGTGAGGACTATGGCGTTCGCTTCTTGAAGAACCTCGGAGAGTGGAATCCTAAAGCAGACTGGGCAGTCACTACGACGGAACTCTCCATTATGGATCACGTCAACGATCTACGCGGGTTCTCGAGATACACAGACTCCGCTTGCTCCAAGACATGTAACATCCCGAATGACTATCCATTAGACGACTTCAAAAAGCTCTATCTGGAGGTTTACAATACGGGCGTTATTAAAGGATTCACGACGTACAGAGCGGGAACAATGGCAACTGTTTTGGCGGCTGTAGACTCCACATCCGCCCCAGAGGAAATCATCTTGGATGATGTGAAACTCCCCGACAGCCTCCCAGCGACTCTAAATACCTTAAGGTCCGAGGGAAGGAAGTGGTACCTCACAACAATTCTCAGCGAAGATCGTAGCCGTCCAGTGGCGCTCTTTGTGCAGACTAACAATCATGAGAAGAACATCACGGCGAACGATGCGACGGAACGACTCCTGGCGTTGGCTCGAGAAAAGGGAATTCCAGAGCGCCATGTGGCTGACGTTGAGCACAAGATTGCCGGAGACAACAATGCATCCAAAATTTGTCGTGTGATTAGCCTCTGTTTGCGTCATGGGATTGCGATCAAAAGCGTGGTAAGTACGCTGGACAAGGTGGAATGTATTGTGGGAACGTTTGTGTTCCACATCCGAAAGTTCCTAGGAACATTCATCTTGGATGGAACAAAAGCAGAAGGTGAGTCTTGCCTTGAGTGTGGATCGCACAATGTGGTCTACCAAGAGGGTTGCAAGACGTGCCTAAATTGTGGAAGTAGCAAGTGTGGCTAAGGAGAAAATATGTATATCGCATTCTATAAATCTTCGTGGTGCAGTGGGTGTAAAGTTTTGGATGAGATGCTCAAGAATACAACGCTCCCATACCCCCTCATCACGATCGACATCGACAAGAACCCAGAGCTCGCCGCCCAGCGGTTTGCAACGGAGATCCCAACTCTCATGCTCATCTATGGGGATACGGTGGTGGCTCGTAGGAGCGGGTCCTTTAGTGAGCTCGATCTGAAGCTGTTCCTAGACGAGGGGAGGTTGTTCAATGAAACTAACTAAGTACAAAATCGGAAGCTATGAATATAATAGCGAAACGCGAGAATACTATCGCATCATAGAGACGGTCTACTCGACCAATCGGGGCGATATTGTTCTTGAAGATAAGCACCAAGAGGATCTCTGGCTCTCTTGGCAAATTCCGGACAATTTCCATGATAAAATCTGGTAAGACTCTTTTGGTGTTTGGCTCTAGGAAGTGCCTTCCGTGTATGGATCTCAATGAGAAGATTCTTAGATTGGAGCCAGAACGAAATTCTATCGTAGAGTTGGATGTGGACTTAGACGCAGATCTCTTTAAGGAATACGGTGTCTACACTCTCCCCGTTCTTGTTCTCTTGGGTAAGACTGGGAAAGAAGAAAAGAGATCCGTCGGGGACATTACCGTCAACAAACTTCGAGAATTCCTTGCTCACTAAGTAAGCAGAGGAATTTACAAAGGGAAAACAACAATGCAAAAAATTCAATTCAAATGCGACAACTGTGAAGCACATGGAACGGTTCGTCTACCGGACGACTGTGACGAGAACAAAGTTCAGTGCTGTCCATGCTGTGGGGAGTTTCTCCCCGACATAGACGAGGATGACGAATAACTGGGTAGACTCTACTGGCGCTCCTGTTTTGGTTCCTCCCGAGGGCGCAGTCGGTTTTGTTTATTTGATTACTCGTACAGACACAGGCAGAAAGTACATCGGAAAGAAGCTTCTAAAGTTTGCTAGGACCTTGGTCCTAGCAAACTTGAAAAAGCGATTTCAGATTGATTCAGACTGGCTAACGTACTATGGGTCCAATGATACCCTCCAGGCAGAGGTTAAAGAGCTAGGTGAAGATCTCTTCAAGCGTGAGATTCTACACTTTTGTTTCTCGAAGAGCGAGTGCAACTATATGGAATCCAAGTTGATTTTAACTATGGGTGCACTCCTTTCTGAGGATTTCTACAATCGCTGGGTGAGCATGAGGATAACAAAAACTCATGTGCTATCAGCACTCAAAAAGAACACATTCAATTGACATCTGTTATTTGGTGTGCTATAATTTATTATTAGGCGTTGAGAAACGCCCCTTTTAATAGCCAACTCAAGGAGGTCACGTGACCAACGCGACAAGTAAGCTCAAGGTTTCCGAAATCTTCGGACCCGCAGGCTACTGGAATTTTAACGTAGCAGAAGGCGGCTTTGACAATCAATTTGTAGAACGTTGGGGTGTCACCCAAGGCGAAGGAAAGTACGTAGGCACTCGCTCAGTATTTGTCCGGATGTTTGGGTGTAATCTCCGGTGTCCTAGCTTCGGCTTGGAACATGGTCGTGAGACCACAGAACCGGCGGAATTTGCAAAGAACATCCATCTCTTTAAGAACATCTCCGAAACCCCCGCAGCACAGTTTGGATGCGACACCTACTTCAGCGTCTACCCGGAGTTCAAATCCCTAAGTCCCGTGCTGGACGTAAAGGAAGTTGCTCGCATGATCCTACAGGCGGCGGGCGGATCGTTGTTTGCAAATCCACATTCTCCAATTCATATTATTCTAACGGGTGGGGAGCCGATGTTGCCGGGATGGCAAAAGGCGTACCCGCAGCTCATGCGAGAGATTTCCGAGCAAGACGATGAACGTTATGTGATTCCTCTCACCGTCGAAACGAATGGAACACAAGAGGCAATCTGGAAACATTGGGAAGCTATTAATCGCAATTGCGAAATAACATGGAGCGTGAGCCCAAAGTTGAAGTGCTCTGGCCATACAGAAGAAGAAGCTATTTTTCCGGATGTGGTTGCTGGGTATAAAGATGTCATCCCTTCCCATCTATACTTGAAATTTGTCTGCCAGAGTGTAGATGATTTGAATGAAGTAGACTCTGTAGTATTAAAATATCGACATGCGATGGGATACACTCCTCCCGTCTACATCATGCCCGAGGGCGGAACAACAGCAGAGTATCAAAAGCATTCCACAGTTGAACTCGCTGGAGAAGCAGTGAAGCGTGGATACAACATTACGCCGAGACTCCAAGTTCTCATTGGCGCAAACCTAACAGGATGGTAAGATGACAGTAGATGCGTACAATACGCGACCGGCGATTCAGAAGAAGTACATCAGCACGAAGGAATACAAGGACGCATTCCCCGTTGCCTACAGACAGTGGCGGGCGGATAGCCATTGCAATCACGTACACGGATATGCCTTGACGTTCCGCTTTTGGTTTGAAACCGACGAGTTGGACGTTCGCAATTGGGCTATGGATTACGGTGGCTTGAAGCCCCTGAATTCCACACTGGAAGATCTCTTCGACCACGTTCTATTGGTTGCGGAAGACGATCCGGAGAAGGATGCGCTCATGGCTCTACAGAAGGTTGGTGCCGCAAAGATTACCCTCGTCGATAAGACGGGATGTGAGGGTCTGGCGGATTGGCTTTACGAGTACATCAACACCATCTTCCTTCCTAACTACGGGAAAGCAGAAGCGGAGCGTCTCTGGTGCTCCCGCGTAGAGGTGCGTGAGACGGTGGCAAACATGGCAATGCGATGTGGACATCGCGAATGGAATGAATTTTAAGGAACAAAAATGAAAACAGATGCAAGACTAGGACAAGAAATCAACACTTACCTCAGAGCAAAGGGCGTCGAGACGCCGGTGCTGATTCGACCACCCGGATATCCGGAGATCTCGGATGAGTCAAAGATCAAAACAATCTCCCATCACATTGCTCGTATTATGGAGACTCTCGGGTTGGACCTCTCCGATGACTCCCTCAAGGACACACCCGATCGCGTTGGGAAGATGTACATTAACGAGATCTTCCGCGGGCTCGACTACGACCACTTTCCCAAGTGTACGGCGGTGGACAACAAGATGAAATACGATGAGATGGTCATCGAGCGTAATATCACGGCAATCTCCGTATGCGAGCATCACTTGGTCACCATCGACCAAAAGGTGGACATCGCGTACATCCCATCCCAGAAGGTCTTGGGGTTGAGTAAGCTGAATCGCATCGCAAAGTTCTTCGCACAGCGACCGCAAATTCAAGAGCGTTACGTGGAGCAGGTATTCCATGCGATGGAATATATCCTGGGAACGAGCGACATTGCAGTTGTGGTGCGCGGAAAGCATTACTGTGTGGCTCAACGCGGTGTTGAAGATACTTCCTCATTCACCATCACAAGCAAACTGGGCGGCTCGTTCAAAGAGAACCCAGCACAACGCAAAGAATTTATGGATCTGGTGAGGTCAAATTAATGTCCCAATTGGAGTACATTATATCCGGAACGGGATATACGCGCTGTCACTCGGCGTATTTTCAAGATAACGATGAGGACAAAAAGAAGCTCAACGATATCTTCAAGAAAGTCGGTGAGCTAACAAACCACAAGTTTGGGGCGCTCTACAACGCATGCACTGAATCCAATTTTGGAAAGAGGCTGATGGAATTTGATGCCTTCAGCACTATTCATGCCGATTCCGGAGGATTACAGATTGTGACTCAAGGTGCTGAGATTACCGAGAAGCTCAAAAACGACGTCTATCACAATCAAGCCAAGTACAGCAATCTTGGTATGTGTTTTGATGAGATTCCTGTTACTATGGCGGACGGTCGCTCTAGCAGAAATGATACCTCCGGTAGAATTTTTGATAAGAATAACTTTCATGTCTATGCCGAAAACACGGGAAAGAACCTGCTAGATCAGATCAATGTATTTGATAAAGAGGGATCTGATTGCAAACCATGCTTGATCGCTCATGGAAATTGCGTCGAGACTTATGTTCAGTGGGTGGATATTGTTTTGAGTCAAATTCCACCATCCTTGCATCATAGGATTGGTGGCGTGGCTATGGCTGGTGCTGCTCTGGGTGTGGGTCCTCTAGAGGATGTGCAACGAGCATTTGCTTTCTCGCAACTCTCAAACAACTTTGGACACTTGCACATCTTGGGTGTTGGTTCTGTGGTTAGAATGCTACCCTACGTTGAGTTTGTGAAATCGGGTCTATATCCGTCCGACATCACAATTAGTTACGACTCCACAACGCATTCATCTAGCATCGACTTTGGTGGATACTTTGCTAACGGTAAGACGAACAATTTTGGTCGGACCTGGGGTTCAACGTACGACCTGATGATGGAGGGTATCAAGATGACCGCTCCGGATCTAAATGTCACACCTGAGGAATTGCTGCGTGTTATGAATTCCAGCAAGACGAAAACCGCCGCTGAGAATGGCGATGTGGGTAGATTCTACATGACAAAGAACTCAGCTATCATCTCAGGTGTAGTGAATTTCGTGCGTGATGTGGATGCTTCGATGAAGGGTGATCGGATTCTTGAGAGCGTAATTCACCGCAGGAAGGACTTAACGCCGCTGAGGTTGCTCTCAAAGATTCGCGACTCTAAGGATATGGCTGAGTGGGAACGCCTGGCTTCTGGGTTTATGACGTCTAAGAAGATTCAATCTGTGGCGATGTCCACGTTAGATGACTTCTTTTGACATTAGCACTTGAGTGCTGTACAATTAGATATACAATGAAAGGGTTTCGATATGGCAGTGACAGTTAAGAAGAAGTTTTGGGGTTTGGATTGCATCATCAGACATGATTATGAGGACAAAGAGATCCAAGAGAAACTCAAGGGTTATCAGAAGAAGAGCGCGGATGCGTTCCTTCATTTTTGCACCAACGTTCCGAATATGAAGTACGGGTCGTTCCTGGATGTGGGTTGCGGCGATGATCATGTTCTTAAACTCATGGACGGGAAGTTTGTGGAGCGTACCGGAATAGACCTCTACCCAGGCGCGGATTACGAGAACGTTTTTGTGGCTGATTGGTACACGATGGCGGAGCCCCATCAGATCTTTTATTCCGACCAACACAAGACTCCATACAAATTTGATGCCATCTTCATCAATCACTCGATGGAACACGCAGAGAACGTCTATGCGCTGATGCAGCAAGTGTCGGCTATGCAAGACAAGGACGGTGCTTTGTTTGTCGCTGTGCCGGATGGAAATTCCCCTTTTGGCTATGGAATCACAAGCTCCACGACTCACTTCTCTTGCATCACAGAGGGGTATCTGAGGACGACGCTACAGCGTTTTGGATATAACGTGGAAGTTGAGCGCCGCGAGTTTCGTCCGGGTGCTCCAGAGCTCTGGGCGTTTGCGATTAAAATGGTGGATGGGTGGTCATTAGAGAAATGAGCAAGAGAGGATCGGACTTTTACGTTTATGCGTATATCCGGTCCAAAGATTCGCCTGTCGCTAAAGCTGGGACACCATACTATGTTGGAAAGGGATCTAAACGCCGTGCGTGGGCGACCCAAGGCCACATCACACCCAGAGACCCATCTAAAATTGCGATTCTCGAAAAACATCTGTCTGAGGTGGGTGCGTTTGCTTTAGAGAGGCGCTTAATTAGGTGGTGGGGTAGAAATGACACCGGAACAGGTATCTTGAGAAATCGTACGGACGGCGGTGAAGGAATCTGCGGCGCGATTCGTTCTGTAGAAACTAGGGAAAAGATTTCCAAGACAAAGCTCGGCGGATCTCATTCCAAAGCAGCTAGGAGCAAGATGTCTGAACGCTGGAAATTACGACCTAAATACGTTTGCCCTCACTGCTCTCGAGATTTTTATATCACGCCGTTCAAGCGGTGGCACGGCGACAATTGTAAACAACGTATTAATAATTTTGGAGAAGTACATGAGTGATGTGAGTATTATGTTTTCGGGTGGATTGGACAGTCTAATCATGTACCACTATGCCATCTCAGAGGGGTTGAGTCCCATTTGCCTTTACGTAGATCTTGGGCATCCTTACGCCCATAAGGAAAAGGCAGCTATGGCAAGGAACTCGGCTTGGATGCCAAAGGTTGAGATTATTGAACTCTCTACTCTCTGGCACCTGATTGAGAAGCGGATGAGCAACCAGATCATCCCGAGCCGGAACGTCCTTCTGGCTGTGATCGGTGGAATGTTCTCTCCGGAAGTTTGGTTGGGTGCTCTGGATGGTGAGCAACTAGGAAAAGAACACGACAAGAGCCCGAGGTTCTTTGAAGATACCACCAATCTACTAACGTTCACCAATGAGTTCTTCCAACCAAAGACAACAATTCACGCGCCTTTTGCTTATATGTCCAAGTCGGAGACTCTTCGCTGGGCTTTGGATAATGGCATTCCTTTGGATGAACTTCTCTCTACTTCATCCTGCTATGACGGAGAAAAGGGAAAGTGTGGAGTATGTTTGACCTGCGTAAAACGTCGCTTGGCGTTCCTAGCGAACGGCATCGAGGAACCCGGATATGACGTGGATTTGATGGACTCACCGTACATGCGAGAGTTGATCCGGGAAATTCCCATTGCAGATGCTAATAAGGATTACACTCGGTTCACTCCTAAGCGGATTGAAGAATTTAAAGCTGCGATGAAACAGCTAGGGATATGACTACCGAATTCGCGAGAGCTCTTGATTTTCTGATCTCATTAAATCTCCAAAATCAAATGGCGTTTTCAACTCAAGAGACTTTTATTTCAAATAAACAGTGGTGTAAAGAGTTTGCGACTATTCGATGTGATATCGGACGACGGTGTGGGAAAACGCACTATATAAAATCCAGGGCGAATTTCGGGGATTTGATTATCACCAACAAATATAATCAGAAGAAAATGTTCATGCATCCAATTCCTTCTGCGCATGTAATATCACAATCTGAGTTGGAGATGACAGGTGCGATATGGCCGAGATATCATCGAATTTACATCGACGAACCCGGAAAGTTGAATCTCGACTTGGTTTATGACATTTTCGCCCGAGATGCCAGGCAGCTTTTCATGATTCTTGGCAGTTGACTTTTATTCCGCTTTTGTGTTATAATTACTACATGACACTATTTTTAATCGGTTTCCTGTTCCTAGCAATCCCAATCTGGGCTATTCTTGGAATCCTAAGTGCCGCTGGCATCGTCCGCGGCATCCATAAGAGCGTCTTTCTTGTCCCAATCGCAATTGTGTTGGGTGGGATTGTGCTTACCTTTTTCCAACTTGTCGGGCTCTTTGTTGTGCTGTATAGCATGAGCGTCGGGCAGTAAACCACCAGAAAGACTCATGCGTAATTACAAACAGATGGAAGTTGATTTCTTCCGGGCACGGGCGACATTTGATTTTGCCACCATGAAGTCCATTGCAGACCGCACCCGGGCAATAATCCACATGCTGGACGTTCGGTGCCAGTTCTACTGCGACCAATACGGCGCTCGCTTGGACATTCACGATCATGCACTCCCACGCACTCCCCTTCAGGATAAGTATGAGCGCCTACTTCTTGAATACAATGAGGCAAACCGCCTCGGAAAAGTCGTAGCTGCCTATGTCTGATTTCATCATTTTTGACTCTGAGGATTTCCATGTAAATGGAACTGTTCTCTCCAATACCATCTTCAAGACCGCCGTGGATTTCTCGCAGTTTGTTGAAACTACAGCAGCAAAACAAGGTGCCTCTCTCACCCAAGTCATCTTGGAATACTGTGAGAACAAGGACGTAGACTACCTCGATGTGGCGAAGCTCTTGTCTCCCACACTCAAAGAGAAAATTGCGTTTGAAATGCAGGAAGCTGGGTTGCTTCCTAAGCACACTGTATTGGAATTTGAGCCATGAAATATCGACTTCTCGAAGACCGTTTTGAACACACCGCCAACACAATTGTTTATGATTGTGTTCACCCAGACTACGGTCTTTCCTACGACGACACGTGCGCGACGGGTATCGAGCATATTTCGGTAACCCTCAATGAAGATGGGTCTTACCCATATTTCACGGTTCCTGTGGATTATTTGAGTGAGGTAATGGAAGCCGTAAAGGAAAAGCCGGCGCCTTTCACTGGTACCGTCAAGGCCACATACAAATGCACAGACTGTGGTCATGAGCAGTCTGTCACAGAGATCCACACCGAGAATGGTGTCTATGTTGGCTCAGGTGCGAACTGGTGTGACGCTTGCGGAGATGGAAAGCCAGAGAGAAAGGAGAAACCATGATTCCAAAAGTTGGGATGGTTATAAATTCAAAGAAGTTGCTCCTGAGATTCCGAGCTGGAAAACAAATTATCGAAAGCACCAATGACCCCATTCCAGGTCTACAAGCTCTACGTTGCGGTTAAGATTCACTTCACGTCTGAAAAGTACGATATCTTCGAGCGCCGCGGCGCGGTAAAATGCACAGAAGAGGGCTTTCACTCTGTTCGAGGTAGGGGTCGTTTTGACCAGCTTGCCCGGAATGTCCTTAAAGAACCCAGAGATGCAGTGCAATTTTTTGTTGCTAATCAAGCATACGGAACCAATATTTTTGAGCACGCCGAATCTATGGCATCATGGGTGCGATGGCAAAGAAACAAGGAAATGATGACCCAGCTCGTTTTAGATGACATTCACCGACTCTGGGATCTCTATACCCCCGCTAGTGATGTGTTCAAAGGTGATTTTCCGGATGCCATCAAGCTCATGAATCGCGGAGAACTAAATATTGAATCGCTAGTAATTTTGGATCGATTCTTCCACTTTTCCGATTGGCCCAATTGGAAGAATAATTTGATATACCCCAAGATCAGTGTTAAACTAAACAAATTGCAGAAATTTATAACCGTTAACGAGAAGACAATCATGGAAGAGTTGTATGAGCACAGCCTGGCGTAAGTACGAGAATATCGAAGATCGTTTGGAAGCTGTCGCCAAGAAGAAGAGATTAAGGGAACTCCGCGAAGAGAGATTCTCTACACTAAATACAGATGACGATGATGATTACTCAGATATTCATGATATCTGGGAAGACGACGTCGCCGAAAAAGAATAGCACTAAATGTGCTTTAAAGCGTGGTGGCTAAATGCCACTTAGTAAACTCGCCCTAAATGGGCTCAAAAAGGAAAAATATGACAGCATTTTCAATTGCAGATCTGCGTAAAGCGCGCGGCACCGACTTCAGCGAAATCTCCAACGCGCTGAAGAAAACCAACGAGGGATTTGGTGCCAAAGATGATGACGAATTCTTCAAATTGGAACGAGATAAAGCAGGCAACGGCTCTGCAGTTATCCGATTCCTCCCAAAACACCCCGAAGACGAACTCCCATGGGTTAGCATCTATACACATGGCTTCCAAGGACCCACAGGTCGTTGGTACATCGAGAATTCGTTGACGACCTTGGGAGAAGCAGATCCCGTATCTGAGGCAAACCGGACTCTATGGGCTAGCGGTTTGGAAAAGGACAAGGAACTCGCTCGCAAACAAAAGCGCAAGTTGAGCTACATCTCCAACATTCGAATCATCTCATACCCAGCACATCCAGAAATGGAAGGCAAGGTCATGGCGTTCAAATACGGCAAGAAGATCTTTGAGAAAATCATGGACAAGACAAATCCTACGTTCGCCGACGAGAAGCCGGTGAATCCGTTTGATGCGTTTGATGGGTGCGACTTCAAACTTCGCATGCGTCAGGTTGATGGTTATCCCAACTATGACACCTCAGTATTTGCAGATCCGTCTCCAATTGCGGACACGGACGAGGGGATTCTTGAGGTCTTGAATGCAATGTCTCCGTTGAAGGCATACATTGCACCAAGCAAGTTCAAGAGCTACGATGAACTCACAAAGAAGTTCAACCAAGTGATGAACGCTCAACCAGCATCAACCCAAACCGCAGAGGATGTTGCTGATCGCTTGGGTAAATCGGTGGAGTCGAAGCCCGCTGGTAAGGTGGTCAAAGAGAAAGTCAATGCTCCTGTTAAGGCGGAAGCTCCGGTAGATGGAGAGAGCGATGAGTCGATTGAAGATTACTTCCGGAGTATAGCGAACTAAAATTCGCTCAAAGAAAAGGAGCACCGCGGTGCTCCTTTTTCACGCCTATTAGAATACCAGACGACGCTGTAGGAATTGATACCTATCTTCATTCACACCATCTATTGGTCTGGATGTCGACTCCAGTCCTCCGCTCTTGCTGGTGTTGTTGACCACGGTGGATGTGTTGTTGCTGTTGATCGTTGCGACGCTAGCAGCCTTTTCCTTTTCCGCTTCTTTAGACTTGATAGATTCTCGAATGGTTTCTTGATTCTTCATTTCTGCGATCTGTGCTTCGCGCGCTGTGATGGTCTGCTTTTCCACACTCTTGACGCTATCCGAAACGGTGGTGGTGGCTTTCTCTAGGCTCTTAGGATCTGAGGCATCAAATGCCCCCAAGTCTCTTGCAGCAGAGACACCCGAGAGTCCGATGCTTGCCGCAGTTCCGACACCGGGAATGAGACCCGCAATTCCAGCAGCCATCTCGAGGGCGGCACCAGTGACATCCCCATCGCTCAATTTATCTGCAGCAAATGCAGTACCTGCAACCAACCCCAGAAGAGGTAGGGATTTGGCTAATGTCTTTCCAGCCGACTTTGCTGCCACTTTACCCGCAACCTCGGCTGCTTTTGGCGTTACTGCCGCTACACCCTTTGCAGCAACAGGAGCAGCCTCTGCTGCTCCTTTTACGACTGCTGG